TATCTTTATGCTAAACTGATGCATTATGCTTTGAATTATGTAAGATTGGCCCAAGAAGGTATTGTTCCTAATCTCAATGCTTTTGCTGCTGCAAATGCCATCCAATACATTGATATTGCTGATAATGCCAACGTTATTCCTGCTGCTTCCGCACTCAACTCTGGTCGATTTGTATTTGTGCGTGACCATGACATGACTATTGAGGACTTCCAAATCCTCTCATGGCTTGCACACGCCGGACATCGTATGCAAACGCCAGTTGGTGTTCGAGTTGTACCAGGCATTCGATACCAATGGCAACCTATCCAAATTTCCGTCATTGGCCAAGGGCATCTTGATCCAGCGGTTGTTAACCCTCCAATTGCCCATCTTTCCTACAGCAATATTCTTCGTTTCTGTCTAAAGATGGCTGCTCTCCGTAATGAAGAGGTCTTCTTCGTTCGCGGTTTCTATCGTGCCCTTGAAACATCTTTTGCCTCTGCTCTGACCCTTGTTGAGGCTGCACTTGGTCCACCAGTTGTAGCCGGCACCATCCGTCCTCTCGACGCTAGATTCCAGACTGCTCGGCATTTGTACCCCCGTCCTTGTGAATTCAACCCCCTTGCTCGTTGGATCTTATTCTCTGATCGTGACATGTCAACTATTGATAGTGGTGATATTCCCCACATCATGAACAACTCCCCCCCAACTGTAGCACGTTATGCAGCCCTAATATTTGCTAGCATTCGTGAAGCCACATCCACTGTTATGCAACACTATTCTATGAGTGGTAATGCTTTACAAATGTATTGTGGTAATCATGTTCAAGGCCGCTTTGGTGATTTTCTCACTATGGCCACTGACGATGTCCTTTCTCTTCAATCCCCGACTGGTGCGCATAACCTTGATTTGCACGAATTGATCGAAAGCTTGCTTCTTGATTGGTTTGGACTTTCCCTCCCTCCCCACATTTACAATGGTATGGAATGGAACAATAGAGGACACGGTGCTAACTACGCCAATGCACTTGCGGGTTATGCTGCTGCCTATGGTGCTGCCCCTCCTCATGAAGGCAACTCCCTTGCCTTAGATGATTTCATTGCCCGTCGGCCTAGTGACTGGGCTATGTGTAATGTCGCTCCTATCTGTCATTTTTCAGAAGAGCTACTTATGGCTTCTCCTCAAGTTGCTGACCTTGGCTTCTACTCCTCTATGGGTTGTAAGGAGTATCAAGCTAAAGCCACCACAAACCTTGCATATATCCATGAACCTTATGGTATGTTGGCCATTAACGTCATCGCCCAAACTCTGCGCCTTGCTGCTGCCCCTGTACTTTCCGCTCAACCCTTCATCCGAGGCTTGGGATCAACAGGATGGCAGCTTCCGGCCATTTTGTTTGCTCCAGATATCGTGTGGATCCCCGCATTGCATTGTTTCCAACCAAACACATGGACTACATATGATTGGGTTGGTGGTAATGTTCTCGCGCCTTGTTTACGTGATGCTGCCCTCAATGCTGGCCAGTTATCTATCCTCTATAATCGCGTTAAAGGTCCCTTCCTCGATGCTGGTATATCTAGCAGACAGATACCTTTCCTACCCACTCCTGGCATTTTCATACCACTTGGTAAACCCAAACTAGGTGGTCGTGCCAATCCAGTTCCTCCTCCTCCGGAAAACTGAACGGAATGTTTTCCAATGATGGTTGTGTTGTCGACCGACAACATGGCTCTGGAATCACCCTCACTTACACTGTTCGTGAAGGCTTGCTCCACTTTGCAAAACATTCCTACTCACCTCTCTACAATCTAATGTCCATACTTCCTTTTGCTCCTTGCCTACGAAGGTGCCCTTCTCATGGTGTACGCACTGTTTCGGGTCTATGTCACGCACCTTTTTCATCTCATCGTAAAGATTGTGCCTATACTCCTACCCATATGACTAATCTCATTCAGTCTATTCCATATAATGAATATCTGCAAGCCCTTCGTGAACTTGAAGTACTCGAGGCCCGTAATATGTTTTGCCCTGGACTTGTTGACACTTTACTTTCTTATTCTCATCCCCAATACGTTCTACAATCTCAACCTAAGATTGTTGAATACTGGACTGATTTGTTTGATGTCATCCCTGAAAGTGGTTATATCAAACCATCAATCACTTCCACTGTCCTTCAAACTCTTATTGGTGCTTTACCCAAAGTGAATCCACAGGAGCAAATCATTACTCTCCTTAATAGTAATATTGCGTCAATGTCTGAGCTAGCAAGACTTAAGTGGGATGCGCTTAGCATATTTCATTTACTTTACCGTACTCACACTGTATCTTCGATTGGTATCCCTGCTGAACATAACCTCTCACCACAAGTTTTAAATGCGCAAAACCCGTTTCTCGCATCATTACTTACTGAATCTCCTATTAACATCCTTGACGACACCCTCTCATCATTTAAGTATGCTTTGAACCATTATTACGATGGACTTGATGTTGCTAATACTCTTATTAGACCTCAATATGATCATCCCTTTGACTCTGAAGAGTATAAAATTACCCACCAACATATTGTACAATATGTAGAATCATACCCCCCGAAGTTAAAGGAAAAACTTATTAGGCTGCTTTTCAGCAATGACCTCAATGTGATCTCCCGTCAAGTTTCCACTCAAATGTTTGCTGTTAAACTCCAAAATATCAAAATACACAATGTTCGTTACAAGCTTGCCCCTCCCATCTTCTATCAACAATTTTGCATTGTTATCAACCGTCTCCCCAAAGCCAAGCATCTTAAATTACTTAATAGGCTATATCCATATACAACTGACACTGATAAAAGACATATGACTGTGCATTTTGCTGATATTGTACATAATTACCTTCAAGTTGCCTCAAAAAAGGTTACTGGGGCCCCAACTATTACAAAGGCTATGTCACATATAAACTGGCTTTTACGTCATCTCTCGATTGGCCAAAATAATATCATGGCCACTTCTTTCGCCCTTGCATCCCTTTCTGATAATGAACATATTCTGCCCATCACTAATATGCTTAAATCAGGTATTTTATTATTGCCTCCTTCGCTACTCGTTGGTGCATTAAAAGCCATCAGCACTGCTGTTCGACGTACAGCTCTTTGGTGGGACTCAACCACTTTAACTCCCCAACAACAGGCCGCTTCTTGCTATTGGGAAATGGCTTTTGGACGCTCCAGGATGAGATCTGATTGGATAGCCGAGGTAAAAAACCGTACTATTGCGACTCAGCATATCAACTTTCCCAATTTATTAGCTGGCCATCCATCTTGGCTCAAAGATGATCCTGTGTTTCTTAAAGAGGATGAAAATTTCTACAAGAACTTACACAAGCATCTACTTGATTTAGCTAAAAAATTGCTCCCTGTCACACCTGTAGCTGAAGGATTTAAAGATTTCTTTGGTCGTCGTTCAGAGTGGATTGCTAATGGTGCAGCAGCTGGCGCGTTTGTTGTCCTAAAAGGGAAGAAACATCGTGTTGCTAAGCGTGCATTAGCCGAGCAGATAACAGCCGAACAAGCCTATCATTGGCTAGATCAAGTACCTGCCGAAATTGCTACTGCTTCTGAAAAGTTTGAAAATGGTAAGGCTAGAGCCATTTATGCTGTCGATTTCAAGCATTATGTAATAAATACTTATGCCACGAATGGTTTCGAGGAAAGATTGCACCTCATACCCGGATTTGAAAAAGGTGCTTCAGGCTTATCCTTGTACCATCTAGAAAGAAAACGCCAGCTTATAACTACTGACTCCACTAATCACTGCACAATGCTTGATTTTGCAGATTTCAACAGACATCATACCCCTAGAGCTCAAGCATCTATTTTCTCTGCTTTCGCTAACATCGCACAAGCTCGCAATTATCACCCTGACTTTGTCAAAGCTAATAAATGGGTAGCCAGCTCTAAGTACAACATGAAGGCTCGTTTCCCTGGTAGCTCGCATCTCCATCCCATTAAACAGGGTATGTTTAGTGGAACTAGATCAACAGACTTAATCAACACATTATTGAACTATGCTTACTACCTTACAGCCCGTGACTTTGTGTCTGACAATTACTCCATACTACCCATTGACCTATATAACGTGCATCAAGGTGATGACATCTGGCTTAGTAATAAAAGTAAAGTTTGGGCTGCCGCATTATACTACTGTATGAATAATATGGGCTTCATATTCCAGGGTTCCAAACAAATGTTTGGTTCTGGCCGTGGTGAATATCTTAGAGTTCTTTACATCGATGGTCTTGCCTTGGGCTATTTGGCGCGTGCTATAGTTAACTTTATTCTCCGCCCAATCCAGAATGATATCCTAGATGATGCACGTGAGTGGGCACAATCTACTTCCGACTCTATTCGTGTTATGATGCGTCGTGGTCTCGGTATCGCTGTTGCCCACGCAGCTTACCTATCTTCCGTTGGTTTTTGGGCAGTTGTACGCTCGCACCATATGGACAATAAGCCTACACGTATCCCCTGGCTTGCTATTATGTTGCCATCTGATTCTGGTGGTTTAGGTGCCCTCCCTCCATCTCATTTCCCTAATATTGCAACATCAATTACCCCTTTACCGTCCAGACCATCTTTTGATCCACATCATGTTGAACAAATACATACTTTGCCATCTCAGATGAGTGATGACTGGGTGGCCCATGTTTCCGCTAAATACCCCCAAGCTTGGCGTTCAAGTGCCGTGAAAAGTCAACTTCTTCAGAGTAACTACCCCGATATTATGCGAATAGTTGGCGGTCGTAGTGTGAATGTTCGTGACAAGGCAGCCATTGCAAAATACAGAGATTCACTTCCTGCCCATATCTGCAATGCCGACTATTTTTCGACACTCAAGACTCACTTTACTTATTGTGATAACTCCAATTTCACACTGTTCCTTCGTAACCAACTTTTTGAGCAATATGTAGCAACAGCTCCTAAACATACCTTGGTTAGATCGCAGCAAGACATAATGCCAGAAAGGGATGTAACAACAGAATTAAGTCTCACTAATAATTGGCTGTCTGACAAAGGTGACGCTTCATTGGCTTGCAATTTACTTGCTCGTGCAATTGGACGTAGTCCCTTCAAAAGTTTAGCTATGGCTGCTACTGCTTGGGGTTTCTCACGTGTTGGTGCTCTTAAGAAACTAATTGCTGATTACAATGACTCATCAATGGTTGAAACACCCGACTTCCAATTGCTTACACGAATTGCTGATGATTCTAACTCTTTTGCTCTCGATTTCCTTGAAAAAGGTGCATTAGACTCCTACTTCTCTGCAACCTGCTTTGTATCTCCTAACTTATGGAACTGGTATATGCAACAGGCTCGTACTTGGGCTTTGTATCTATCAGCACACCTACAGTTATCAGTGATGCAGGAATCTTCATTAAACTTCTTCAACAACCTTGTCTTATTTCATTGCTCATCTATTTTTCAGCATACCAGCATTTCATCTCTAAATTTATATTAAGTGTGATTGTACATACTAATAACTCTTCCACTCTTCTCTTTTCACTTGACTAACCACTTTATAATCTTTAATGATAGAACACACCTATCATGCCTGATAAAACTCCCCTAACAGGGGTTTTGTCACCTTAGGGAGCAAGAGCTGCTAAAGTGATTGATTAATTCCTCCGAATTAGTCAAGTGAATATCTTCTTCTCTTTTCACCTTGCTCCCATGAAACCTTACTTAGCAGTACAACAGCAGAACGTCTAACAATCAATTTCCTTAACAACTCTTGATGCACTTCTGTCTGATGCTAATGGCCCTTGATATAGGTTCACACAGAACTCTGGTGCTCACCTAACGTGGTGATGTCACTGGTTTTCATCTCCCAACTGAAGCATGATTTGCTTCTTTTGTGGGTGTGAATGTCCAAAACGGCACGGGGATTGTTATCTCTCAGGCCGTACCAACCCACTAACTTGTGGGGTTGTGTCGATCGACTGGAACGGACTTAAACTATATCGAGGAACAGTCACCTCATGTACTTGGGGGATAACGGCCTTAACACTTTTGAAAACAACTCACAACTATGTCTTCTTCAAGTTCTAACGCTATCGTTGGTGCGGAACCCGTTAACCGGGGTGCATCAGCAAATCAAGCTCAATTCCCAGCTACTACTTCCACCGGTTTCACCACTACTTGCAACCCTACCACCTCAACCACTCCATCTTGGGCAGATGAAGTTGATGCTTTGGTTGAATCTGGAGATCATACATACATTCAAGATCTCAAACTTTCATCTTTTCCTTACAATGTCGCCCTCGAAATGAAAATTGATGATCCTGCTGATGAGGATTGTGCCTCATGCTCCTCCACCAACCCACTACATCCCAATGTGCCATCCGCCCGTCGTCGAAGACAACGCATCTTGAGACAACTCACCCGCCAACACCCTAACGCTAACCCCCAGTCAATTGATAAAATGTATCGCAACATTGTTTCCCTCCAATTCGATACTCCTGTCCCATCACCTGCTGAGCCTACTAGGACTCCAGATACTGAACTCCACCCTACTGTTGCTAAATATGGCGATCATACCATTGAAACCACTGGCAACATCCCCTGTCCTATCACTGACCTACCATCAAACAATACCCCTAAGATGGGTGGTCTAGTTGAGAAAATGATTGCTATTGATGTTGTCAATATACAAATTGCATGGGATCCTGCTCCTAATTTTGCTATTCGCATTAGATCATTTAAACATCTCGGAACAACAGTTGGTACCATTGGTCCTGCTGTTCATGCTGACACTCATGTCTCTCCATCCTTCCCGCCAGGTACAATCATTGACCTCTGTCCATGTCAACTTGTTGCATCACACCAATTGGCCGATGTCATTGATCCTGCACGTATTGCTGCCAAAATGGGAGTTGGCACTGCTGCTGATGTACGTGCCCTTGGATCCTTTATTCCAAACGTTCTTGGACCTATGAACAGACCTCTCAGTGAAGCAATTGGAACAACACTAAGAAGTGTAACCAGGCAATATGATAATACCTATCTTTATGCTAAACTGATGCATTATGCTTTGAATTATGTAAGATTGGCCCAAGAAGGTATTGTTCCTAATCTCAATGCTTTTGCTGCTGCAAATGCCATCCAATACATTGATATTGCTGAT